ATATTCTACTTCTTCTACAGCTTCTGAAAATAACTTTACCGTATTCATTAACTTTATCCTTTATGTGATATTATCAAAACCAGATACTTTTTTCATTTTTAAAATAATAGTACCTACACATGCACTGTCATTTTCGATGTAGATGTCACCAGTAATACCACTACCAGCATTATTTGCAAGAGAAGGTAAAAATTGACCACCGCCATTGTAAGTACCATTACCATTTAGTGTTAGTGCAGTTACGTTTGTTGTAGCGTCCCATTCAATCTCTGTTACTGAACTAACAGTCCACTGACAAGATATGATAGACACTCTAGGAGCAGTGGCAGCACCAGCAACTTCCGAAACGTCTACTACCTTTAAGGCAGTTCCATTTGTTCCAGAAATTGTATGTTTCGTGATAAGTTCAAAATCTGAATCTACTAGTGTTTGTGTTACAATAGCCATTACCTACTCCTATATTGACAACATTTCTCGTTCAAAATAACCCATAAGGTCTTTTTCTTTGACCTTGAATTTTTTTGAAACATCTTTAATAGTTTTATCAAATGTATTTAGGAATTCTGAAGGTTTAGAATCCATAACCTTAAATATTTGATCAATAGCGTCACGCATCTTAGGAGAAAGTCTTTTATACTCCTTAGATTTTCTGTGTTCGTCTTTTTCAAATACAGCTGTGTTATAAACACCTTCAAAATTTCTACTTACCATTTTGATCTTCATACTTTCCAACAAAGTTTTTAGAAATTTCTTTTCTTTTATTTTCTAAACTGTCACCAATCTTAGTTGTTATTGCAGCCTTGAACGCATTCTCTGCTTCCAAGTTTTTTCCTAATTCAATTGCATCTATAAATTCTCTACTCATTTTTATCTCCTTCTGGCGGCGCTTCACCATCATATTTTGCTACATCGTCTGCTGCAATGGCACCACCACCAGCATCCTGTGGATATCTGGTAATACCATCACCAGCATCTGGCAAATCTATACCACCATCCATTGGATCAGTTTCCAGCTCTTTATTGATTTGAATACGCATATCATCAATTTGAGAATCATTCATACGCAAAACCTTCTTCAGTACATACTCTTTGCTGAAGAATGTTCCAATATATGATTGAATACCATCAAGTGCTTGTATTCTATCATTAAGAAGTTCTGCATCTTTCAATTCTGCGAAATGGCCATCCTGCAAGAAATCATATTGAACGTGTTCTTGAATTAAAGGCCAATCTTCTGGCGCAATAACACCTTTCAACAAGAGTTGTGTTTTAAGAATATCTGTAAACATGGGAACAAACTTCTTACGAATTCTTTGTACAAACTTAGTAAATTTTAATTCGTCCCTTGTGATTTCTGAAGCCCGTCCAAGACTAAATCCATTATCAGATTCCATACGAGAAATAGGAACATTCAAGGATTTATAAAGTTTCTTTTGGAAGTATTGAATGTCATCAATCTCACCCAGATTAGAGCCACCGGGCAATGTTGTAATTTCAGTTCCTCTACCACCTTCACGGCGCGGCAACCAAAAATCTTCCAACATAGACATATGATTTCTATCATCTCTAACTTCCCCTGTGTTCGCATCATACACAAGTTTATTACGATAACGATTCATAACATCCTTTAGATATTGTTCTGCCTTTATCTTAGGTAGATTACCAACATCAATGTAGAAAATTCTGCGTTCTGGAGCCCTTGAAATGCGATAGATAACCAATGCATCTTCAATCATTCGTAATTGGTTTACTGGTTTAATTGCTTTATGTAAATATGAAAGAACACGGCCGCTATTACCATCAATCAAACCAGATGGGCAATATGTAATAGAATCTGGAGCAATTTTTAATCCTTGATTAGTACCACCAGTTCCAGCCGAACCTAACCCCTTTTCATTATAAACATAATACTCTTCAACCTTTTCAATCATATCAACGCTTATGCCAGCCAATTTCTTTTGATCTTTTTTAACTTCTCTTACTTTTTTAATTTTGGTAGGGTCAATATATCTCAATTCCGTAATACCCCTTTTGGGGTTCTTTGTATCGATGATTTTATGATAAAATAGTCTACCATCTACATACCATCGACGGAAAATGTCATGGCCTTTTTGTTCAAAATGAAGAAGTCGCAAAACTTCATGAAATTCTGAGCGTATTTTTCTTTTAATTTTTTCTGGATAGGGTAAACGATCTAAAGTAATTTCAACTGCTTGATCGTTTTGATTTGAAATGATACCTTCATTAATAATATCATCTACTGCTGTATCGCACTCTGCTTGTTGTGCAATATCACGATACCGACGAATTAAATCTAAATCGGTTCGTTCTCTACCATCTGTATCTAAAACTTGACCAAAGAAACCACCGCCAGCAACATCGATAGTGCCGTCATCAGGAGTTGGGGTGGAGAATGTTGTTTCTCCACCCGAATCCTTTTTTGATTTCTGTATACTGAACCCAAAAAGTTCTGCCATAATGTCTCCTACTATTGTTGTAACTATTTAGTAGGTTTAAATTAGAAGTTCACGCCAGAAGCTTCAAAGTGTTGGTATCTCCAAGTGACCTCAAATTCTTCAACCGCAGTTGCTTCATCACTAGTTAGATCAATTTGACCACCACTTGTCTGTGGCCATGCACTTCTGAAGATATAAGTTTTCAGAACTGTTTCATCACGGTCCAACTGTTCAACAGTCAAATCTGTTTGATAATCAGCAGGAGCAATAACACCCTGCGTTGAAATAAAGTCATTAATACCGTTTGACCATCTTTCAATTGCATTCTTAATCATAAAGTCAGTATCATTATAAAAAGTTGTTGACCAAGGCTCAGGTGCAGCCCTATCTCCAGCAATATAGATATTTCTGCCACGGAAAGGAATTGCAATTTCTCCAATAGTTGTCGTTGGTAGATTTGTACCTTTGCACATAAAAGATGTTCTACGAACATCTAACCCAATTGCAATTCCTACTGGAGCAGTAATCGTTACCCGAAACTGGTTAGCACGAGCACCACCGCCGATTAAGTTAGCTTTAAAATCGTTGATATTCATGATTAGCCTCCTACCTCGCTAAACGATACACCAGTTCGTACAGCAATAAAGTTTAGTGTAATGAAGTTAATAGACCTTGCGGGTTTGATGTAAATATCCCCAACAAACTCATTTCGGTCAATAACTTCACCAGTGTTATTAGATGAATCGCATTTAACAGAGAAGTCAGTGATACCTCTCCGGCCTTGTACATCTCTCAAGAAAGGTTCAACCATGTTACGGAACTGGGCCCGTGTAAACTCATCATTGAATTCAAAGAGCATATACTTAGCAGCAGTTGCAATTGCTTTTTCAAGAACAAGGAACAATCGACGCACGTTAATGCGGTCAAATGCACTTGGTTTAGTCTGTGCGGTTTTATCACCGAACAAAACCACACCTTGGCCTGGAAAGTTAACTACTGGATTGATACGAGCTTTATAAAGAATATCACGGTCTGCTTTCTGTGGATTGAAAGAAAGTTTAACCGCGCCCCGTATATTACCACGAGTATAACCAGCAGGCGAGAACCAAGGATCAGCAACATTATCTGTAAATGCACAAAGACCAGCAGTATCACCGTTCAAAGGAACATATCGATATACATCACTGTACTTATCATACATATATTTGTATCCACTATCGAATACCATATAAGACGATGATGGGCATGTATCAAATGCATCTTTCACATTATCAGTTGCAGTTACCGTGCTGACAATTCCAACCGTCGCAGCGCGATAAGGTGATGCGAAACCAACACAATCCCTACGCAATTCACAAAGGTCTGTAATCATTGTTACGTGCGTATCATGACCCGTTACAGTATCAGCAACGCCAGAACTTGGGCCAGATAACACTAAGTTAATGTCAAGATTTTCTGTATCAGCAAACTTGTCATATGCAATTTCAATTTCACCAGCAGTAACAGAGTAATCATCCGTTCCACCTGTCAGTGTATCAACTGTTACACCACTTACTAATGTGTAATCCGTTCCTGTTGCAACATCTGTACCCCAGTTAGAACCAGCAGAAATATGGTCTGTCCAGTAAATGAAACTAGACTGAGTGAAGATAACATCTGGATAATAATTATTACCACCTTGTGGAGTTTTCGCATACAAGTTTTTTGACATCGATGGGAAAATTTCAATAACCGAGCTTGTACGTCCTCCCTTAACATCAACATCAAAACCAGTAATATCACCAGTTTTATCATAAACTGCAACGTGAAGTTCATCTAGTTCACCACGGCCGTTTGTAATTGCCCAAGGCGATGTGCCGGGAGCAGAATCGAAGAGGTCACTGAAACGCCAGCGACGGCGAATTAAAGAGTTATCAGGAATAATCGTCTGAAGTCCGCCACCAGCAGGATCATCAAGAACCCGAATGGTGAGAGTTTCAGAAGAAAGTGCTGTAACTTCATATTCTACGTTACCCGTTTCCACTCTGTCATGACCAGCAGCTGCTGAAAGCACCAGAGGAATATTGTCTGCAACTGTGATTGCCTTATCAAGGATAACATCAGTCTGATCA